AATTACTGAGACTGTACCAACAATTCCTTGACCAACCAAGGAATTAGACGTATTGCCGTCGATTGCGCTATTACCGCCACCGACTGGTGCCCAGCCCCACTGGAATATGCGGCTGCCTTCACCAATGAGTCCGTTACTGAGCACGCCGGATGTGACGTAGCTTCTATCAGGACGAGGGTTGCGAACCCCTTGCGGATCATCTACAGGGTACATCCCCAACTGCAACTGCGGATGATCTGGGTCATAACACGAGCGGCAGACCAGCATGTTGATGTTCTTGGTCTTAACAACCAGACTTCTCAACAGTTTTAGCTTGAAGCGGAATCCGCACCGATCGCACTCGGCGATCGAGTTCTTGCCCGAGGAAAACCGATTCCCCATTAGAAGCCGCCACCTATGAACTGCTGTCGTGGCACAAAGCGCACTGCGGCCTTTTCACGATCCTCGTCTGAGGCCAGTTGCCACGCTTCGTCGTACTGCGCCTTGAGGATAGGGAGCCGCTCTGCGCCGCCAGGAACCTTTAGCGCCAGATAGTACGCAAGGCCGGCCACCATCGAGGGCAAGAACCTGAACGGCACGTCCATCGTGTTCACCCCATCACCAGCGTCTTGCAGACGACGCAACCGCCAGTACACGAACGTGTAGGTCTGGCTGTCATCGGGCACGGGCCACACAGTGAAGGTAGGCGTAGCCTGCCGGTTGATGTAGACCTGGATGGGTCGAGCTTGCTGGAGCTTATTTGGCACGGTAGCGTAGGTGGAGACGCTGATCCGCGTGATTGTCAGGTCGGCTTGCGTAGATGCTACGCCTGCCCCTGTACGGATCACATGCTCTAACAAGTCCACAGTATCTGCTGGCAACGTGTAGGTGGCTGTACCGGGTGTCAGGACTTGGGAGCCCTGCTCGATCGTCCACATGTTCACGCCGCGATTGCTCCAATCCGCGAACAACAGGTTCAAAGAACGCCGCGCTGTCTTGAGGTCGTAGCCGCTGCGCATTTCCGAACCAGCACGCTCGAACGCTTCCTCAACCAATTCGGTCAGGTCTAAGTTGAATGCGGTGGTACCGGACGTGGCCATACTTACCTTTTAGCAGTCTTTGCAGACGCTTTGAACGCGGCTGCTGTGGGCGCACCAGGGGTGCCGGGCTTGCGCATCTTCTCACCAGAACCCGCCGCAATGCGCTTGCGCTTTGCATTGATGTTCTCATACAAGCCGCCTTGAGCGTAGGAGTCCACCGACTCGGGAGAGTCCGTGCGGGTGACCTTCTTTGCCTTCGGCATTTTGCTGGGGGAGATGGCCCCCATACCCCTGGAAGCCCTCATGATTACTTGCAGCGACCGCCGCTGGCCATCGTGACCATCTTGCCCTTGGTCTTGCCTTTAATCTCGATGCCACCGCCACGAGCATACTTGGCAGCAGGCTTTTTCTTCATCATTTTCATTTCCTTGGCTTCTTCAGCCTTGGACTCTTTACCCATGAAGGGGGGCATTTTTCCTTTGGTAGCCATAGTAGTACCTTTCTGTGCCTTATCGGCCTTGACGAAATCTTTACCCACAGACATCGGGACACCCGCCTTCTTTGCGAATTCGGGGCTGTGCGCGATGGCCGCCATGAAATTGTGCTGTTTTTGGGAGCTAGACGGCATGCCGCAACCCCCTACTCTTTCGAGCGAATTTTTGATCGAAGCCTGCGAACAACCGCCTGAACAGTCTCGGTCTCCCAGATGCGGATGACTGTCCAAATAATTGTAAACATGGCGGCAATCGCAGGTAATTTATCCACGAGCGTCCCCACAACGGTTACCACTGAAACCACGTCCACCACATGCTTTGTGGTTTCGTCAACATGCGCACTCATTTGCAATTCCATCGTTTGAGACTCGCCGCTTTACGTGTAGGACGACCTTGCTCGTCTTTCATCGGCCCAGGCATCCCGCTCATGCGGGCGCAAAAGGATTTTCTTCGGGCAGCGTCGGACTTGCTCTTGGGATTGGGCGCGGGTGCTTTGAGGTTGGAACCTGTAGCCGCGTTGTACTTCGCACGGCCTTTTGCCGTGAGACCTGCGCCTTTGCTGACCGGGAGCTTCTCTCCTCGACCGACCGCTAGTGATACAGGTTTTGTTGCCATTATGCCCATCCTCGAACGGGGTTTGTGGGAAAAATTTGATATTCCGCCAGAGCTTCCACTTCTTCGTCACCCCCACGCACGTTGACGTGCCAGCCTGGCAGGGCAGCCATCACGGGCGACGGGCCTTCTGGGGTATCGATCACATCGCCGGTTGGCTTGTAAATGATCCCGATGACGTCAATGCTGTGAGTGGCAAGGAACGGCTCCAGCACCTGGTTGGCCGTGGCCTCGTCTGGGAACTTCAAGAAGTAGTCAATCATGCTGTCAAGGCCTGCAGTTCAGCGTTCGACAGTCGACGCGGGTAGTACTTGAAGGAGCGGATGTGGCCGTTGAGAGGCCGAGCACCGTCCGACCTGTTGCCAAACGTAATTTTGTTTACTACTGGAATTGCGCCAGATGTATCAGGAATTCCCAAAACACCGTTAGCTGCCGACATAAAGTCGTTAGCTTTATATGTAACAGCAATACTATTTGGCAACGTGTTGCTGACTGTTGTAATAACTTGTTGATACACAGCGACACCGCCGTTAACTACAAAACTTGCGGAGTTCAAGTCTGTGGCAATGTACGCCCCAATGATATTATTTGTTGTCCCGTCATCCATTGTGGAGACGTACCTGTTTGGCGGAAATGTTTGGTTAATTGCTAACGTAGTTGTAACCAACGTCCCCTCAACCGGGTTATACCAGTTGGAGAAGTTAGCCCCCGTAACGCTTGCAACATCTGCTGCGCGAGTGAGTGCGGTTGTGGTGGTGGGGATCACGCTAGTGGCGAATGCGCCTTGCTCTAGCTGGGGCATGCCAATGCGGATGGTGAAATCAAGAACAGTCCCAATCCCGTTATGCTGAACCCAAAACAGCGGTCTTACTGCTGTCATACCTGCCGTGTCGGGTGACGCAGTTCCTGAAAAGCGAGTTAGCGCAGACGTTAACGTTACATTTCCAAGATTGAAATACGCCAGTTCAGAGACCCCATCCGTGCTGGAAAGGTATAGCCTTGCGTTCGTTACTCCAGATAAAGACCCACCAACAAGCGCCAAGTAAATTGATTCTGCCCATGCTTGCCCAGAAGCAGACGAAACCCCCGCAACCGGCTCAAATGGCACATTAAGCGCGAGGTTTGTGTTTGTAGTTGTGCCAAATATTCTTAAATCAATGTAGCTAATGCCATTTACTTGGCCTATAGCAACAACTTCCCTTGAAAGCCCCCCAGCTAAAGAAGCACCCCAATTCGTCGGCAACGTCCCAGGCGTCCCCGCAACAGCCCCGATCATCGTATTGTTACGAAGGCTGTTCGTCCTCTGCTCTTCAATCAGCAGCCCCTTGGGTGCAAGAGTCACAGGGTCGTAGTCTTCCCTGGGGCCGTAGTAGGCTGTGTTGGACGGTGCCGCCGCAGGGTTGTAGACGTAAGGGTCTAGGCTTGCGGAGTCGGAGAATTGTGCGCCCCAGACATAGATGCCGCTGGTGCCGTCGCCTGTGTAGGACGAAGGGGTTGAGCTGGAGTTCTGTGCAACCCGCACTTGACGCCCAGAACTCGCGGATGTTGTTACTACGGTAACCGTAATGCTGCAACGATACCAACCATTGCCAACAGACACGATGCTAGATGTCGATCCGGCTGTAGGTGTGCCTGCGAGGCCCGTTGCCAAGTCAAAACCGGATATGAAGTTTCCGCTTCCCGCTGCGACGCCTGTAATGATGAGTTGTAGGAATGTCCGTTCCGCCGCTTTTGCATAAACACTTAGCGTAACAACCTGCCCCGCAGTTAGTGTGCCGCTTCCAGTTGGGCCGAGATAATGTGGCCCAGTTGACGTGTCCTCGACGATCTTGTCGGCGGTAGGGCTTCCGTCGGGAGCAACTATTGTTCCGGAAAATCCTGTTGCACCGAATTGTGACCACGCAGCGTTGTCGAACTCCTGCGAGAAGCCGATTTGGTTCTTAACAGTCGTCGAGTAGTACGGCTGAAGAGCGCCGACGTTTAGCTGGGCTCCCCAGACGTAGATGCCTGATGTGCCGTCGCCGAGGTATGTCGTCGTTGTGCCGCTAGAAACCAAAGTTACATACGGCCAAGCTGTTGTATTAACAGCACCTTTGAGTGTTGTCAGCGAGCAGCGATACCAACCATTACCAACAGAAGTAATGGTCGCAGTAGACCCTGTGAAGTCACCACCGTCGCTTGCGGCACTTGAAATAGTCCCGCTGCTTGCATCAAAAAAAGCAGCAGCAGCGCCTGTGGAGTTATTACTTAATTGAAGTCGAACAATTGACCGTTCTGCTGCTTTTATGTAAATAGAAAACGTAAGAGTTACGTTTGAGTTTGAGTT